ACCGAACCTAAAGTAACCTTATAGTCTGCTGTCGTTGAAGCATCTTGGAACTCCATGTGCGACTTAGTAGTCCCAGAGCCACCCACAACTCGTACAGGTAAGTTATCACTAGAGCCACCTTGAACTGTTAGCTTTCTTGCGGGATTAGTAGTACCTATACCTACGTTGCCTGATGAGTCAATACGCATACGTTCTGTGCCACTAGTATTGAATCGTAACGGATAAGCACCAGTCTCGTTAATCTGTGCGCCAGTACCGTCTTCAGCAATGTAAAGACCAGAAGACGTTAGGTTAGTGTTTTTAACTTGTATGCGTGTAGTTCCTGCACTACTTACATCAAGTTTTTGTGCGGGATTAGTAGTACCTATACCTACTTTGCCTGTGTTTCTAGCTACAGACAGCGCAGTAGTACCAGTAGTAGAGCCATCATGGTTTTTTATTAAAAGGTTATTAGTATCATTACCATCGGTTACAAAAGAAAACCCATAGTTCATGTTATTACCAGTAAACCTTTCAGCTAACTGTAGGTGTGTCTCTGCATTAGTTCCTGTTGCACCAATAGTTACTTTTGTAACATCACCAGAAGAACTACCACCACTAATGTGTAGTTGTTGCTTAGGACTAGTAGTACCTATACCTAAAGACTCCGCAGACGCATCCCAGAACAACTTAGGCGTTGTACCTGTGTCCTCGTAGAAGCTGATGTCTCCGTTGTAATCTATACCCATTCTTTTTGTAGCAGAATTAGATGTGTTCATAGTGTTAAACACTAAATTACCACCAAAACCACCAGTAGATTTTCTTTCTCCATGCACAGAAGCCCAACGCAAACCGCCATTAGACCAACTTATTGCGGGCATTGCGTAGCTTGTACTATTACCGCTTGCGCTGTTTTTTATGTCAAAGCCGTAGTTGATGCCGTTACCTGTATCGCTTGTTTCAACAGTCAACCCATCCATCGTGGCTGAACCAGTAACGTCTATACCTGTGGATGTTGTGGCTAGTTTTGTTGAGCCGCTTAACTTTAACTCAACAGAGCCAGTAGAAGAATCAGTGCTTAAATACTCTAATGCTCCAGAGCCAGACTGAAGTTTAATACCAGTAGAACCACGCAGTATTAAATCACCTGTTCCTGAGCCTGTGTCTGCTACATAACTATTAGAGCCATCATGGTAAATCTGTAGGTCATCACTAGCACCAAACTTAGCCTTATCACCGTCACCAAAGCTAATATCGTTACCGTTAGTCGCTAAGTCCTGAGCAAGGCTGTAAGGAGCAGTTACGTTGTTGTAGTTAGTAGAGTATACCCATGATGAACCGTTGTATACATACAGACCTACAGTGTTACTACCAGTACCTGTGTCATAGTAAAATGCACCAGTAACGATAGGATTACCCTGAACGTCCACGCTTGGAGCAGATGAGTAAGTACCTAAGTATGAATTATAGAAGCTACTCCAAGTACTTGCGGCATTAGCTGAATCAGTAGCTGACGATGCGGCTGAAGTTGCACTAGCGTCTGCTTCAGATGCTTTAGTTGTAGCTGTAGTAGCAGAACCACTAGCGGCTGTAGCACTAGAGGCGGCTTCCGATGCCTTTGTAGTAGCTGTTGTAGCACTAGTAGCGGCATTGGTTGCGCTAGTAGATGCTTCAGTAGCTTTAGTGGTTGCAGTTGTAGCTGACCCTGCGGCTTCAGTAGCCTTAGTGGTAGCTGTGGTTGCACTGTTGCTTGCCGCTGTAGCACTATTAGATGCTTCAGTAGCTTTGGTAGATGCTGTGGTTGCTGATGCACCTGCCGCTGTCGCACTGTTGGCGGCTTGAGATGCACTAGCGGATGCGTTAGCCGCGTTAGTGTCGGCATTCTGTACGTCTGTAATGTTGTCCGCAACGGTAGTTACTTTAGCGGAAATACCTGCAACAGTATCTACTTCTGAGTTAATACCTGCTACAGTTGTAACGTCACCAATGTTACCTGCTACAGCACCAATGTCACTAGCGTCCGCAATAACAGTGTCCATCTTAGACTCAAGACCTGCTACTGTAGTTACGTCACTAGAAATACCCGCTACTGTATTTACATTGGAAATGTTTGAAGATACTGTACCAATGTCAGTACCATCTGCCGCAACTGTGTTGATGTTAGATGCGTTACTGTGTACTGCGTTGACATTAGCTATGTTATCACCTACGTTGTTTACGTTGGCAATATTAGTAGCAACTGTACCGATGTCTGAAGCATCTGCGGCTACAGTTGTTACGTTGGAAGATATACCTGATACGGTTGTAACATCAGTCTTAATAGTGTCTACGTTCTGTATTTCAGTTCTGATGTTATTTACATTCTGTACTTCAGTAGAAATACCTGCAACGGTCTGTACTGAAGAGTTGTTCGCTGTTTGTGCTGATGCTTCTGCGGCATTTGCGTGAGAACCTGCTGTAGACGCGGCTTGAAGTGCTGTGTCTCTATAAGCTTGTGCCGAATCACGCGCATCTTCTGCGGTATTTTTTGCTGTATTTGCTTCATCAGCCTTAGTAGTTGCAGTGGTAGCTGATGTACTTGCAGTGTTTTTAAAACCTTCTGCTTCGTCTCTGAAGCCTTCTGCTTCGTCTCTAAAACCTTCCGCTTCAGCGGCTTTTTGAGTTACGGCACTAACAATAGAATCATTATCTGAGTTACTACCTGATGAGCCACCTGTTCCTCTATATATAGCCATGATATTTCCTATTGTTGTGTTAAAAAAGAAAAGGGAAAGGGACTCCCGAATGGAAGCCCCTTAGGGTGTTGCTATTAGCCATTAACCATTACGTTAAAGCCCGCGTCTTCACGAAGAACAGCAGTACCATACAAAGTGTCAGCAGTGTATAGAGTAGCAAGGAAGTCTTGCTTGTACTGAGTTTGTGAACGAACACCTAGTTGCTCTGCAAGAACCATAGTGTCTTTGTGGAACAACATGCCTTGTTTAACGTCACCACCTGCGCTGTTAGCCGCGGCAGTTTCAATGATAGGACAGTTAGAAGAAACATAGATGTCAATACCGTACAAGTTACCGATTTGACCGTTGTTTACAACACGACCATCTACGAAGTCACTTGAAGCGTAGCGGTCAATGCCCATGATTTCGTTACGAACTGATGGAGGAACTACTAAGCAACGACCATCCATAGGAATGTCAGCGTCATCCATTTTTTGAATCAAATCACGGAATCCGTTGTCGTTGAATAAGTCACCTGCGGCTACAGCGTCAGCGGCATACGCCTCAAGACCAGTAGTACCGTTGAACTGGTAAGAGTTAGTACCAACATAAGTAGTGTCATTAACACCTTCAAAAGCCTTACCAAGAGCAAACAAGTCGCTATCTACTTGCTTGGCTAGAGCGTAACCTGCGTCACCAGTGTAGAACTGACGAAGAGAAGCAAGTGCTTGAGTCTCAGTGATGTCTTCAATTAGACGCGAGTACTCAAAGTGCTTGTCAATAGTTACTTGTACTTCGCCTTCAGTAGCGTTTTGTACAGTAACTGCAACGCCTTCTGCTTTAGCGTGTGCATCACCGCGAACAGGCTTAGGAATGTGAAGAGTATCACCTTTCTTGCCAGTCATAGATAGTTTCTTGACTAGGTTAGCTAGTACAAGGTTCTTTTGATAAGCGGCAATAACCTCGTCACTCCAGATTTCTGGGATGAAAGTAGCCGCGCTAGTGTTGTCTACGAAACCGCCATTTGCGGGATAAGTTGAATCAGTCATTTTAAATTCTCCAAAATAATATTAGTTTCGTACCCTCCCTTCTGCATACGCTTGCATAATCTCATTTGACAATGCTTGGTATCTGTCTGGGTCAGTACGCATTAGTTTAATAATGTCTGCGCGTCTATAAACCTTTTTAGCTGACTGTTCACCACTACCACGAGCATTACCTGTAGATGCGGATTTAACAGCACGTTTCCTTTCATTCTTCTCATTGACAGCGGTTTGCTTAACTACCTGTTGACGTTCCTTCCATAAAGAGAACAGTTCATCAGCGGCTTCATAATCATACTGCTTGTCAGCTTGAACGAACAGCTGTTGGCGAATCTTTGAATCCTTAATCCAGTTTACAAACTTCTCATCCTGCAAAATGTCCGACATATCGGGGTGTTTACTTTGCAGTTTGTTCATCGCTGTAGACTGACGATACTGGTTGCTGATTTGTTCAGCTTCCTTAATCTTAGGATGATTCTCAATAGCCCTAGCGACTGCCTTGTCGGGGTCACTAAAAAAGTCTACTTCTTCGTCAGAAGATTGTGTTACTTGTGTTTCTTTGTCGGAGAGTTGTGTCTGTATGTAGTCATCGACAACCTTTCGTAACTCACCTACTTCAGAACTTTGCTTACCTAAAAGTTTCTCAGCCTCTTGGTGCATCCTTACAATTTCAGCTGTAGATTTCCCTTGATACTTTTCAGGTACTTCTGTTTCAGTTTGTTCTACTTGAGTTCCCTCGTCTTCTTGAGGCTCTTGTTCAGTTACTTCTTGCTCTAAAGTGTCTTCTACTACGTCCTCTGGACGCTCTTCTAATAGTCTTGCCATCATTAAACTCCGTGACTTAATCATTATGGAGGTGTATTTAATGTAAGGGTTCTGATGTACGAGTTGTCCTTACCGTTATAATGTTATACCATGTTTCCGTTCATGTTTGATTTGTGACTCTCTTTGTTTAGACCATCTACGAACTTCCTTCCAAGAGTTCTTCTCACGATTTACTTTAACAGGTGTAACGATTTTTCTAGCTTTAAGTTGACAATCAGGACAGTCTATCTCATTAGTTTCTGAATCTACAAACTTTTCGTTAGTATGTCCGTTGTCACAGCGGAAGTCAAACATTGCTCTCACGAGTCTAGTTCTACTTCTGGTTCTTCATTTTGCTGTTGTTTAGCTGTTTCTATCTGTGCTTCAAGATTCAGCATATTAGCCATGACTGCAAGTTGTCCCTTACGATAGTAAAGGTCTTTGTCGTCTTGACAGGCTTCTACTGAGTTGACGTTCAATGCACTTCCTCTTAGGTCTTCCGTTAAGTTTTTCCAACCATCTGAACGGAACATTTCCTCAAAGGAACGATAGTACTTCTCAAGTTCTATATCTGTCATAAACTGTTTCTCCTTAATGGACAGCTTTAATTATTAATTTATATAATATACTTAATGTATACTATAGGAATATTATACCATATTTGGTCACAAAAGTCAAGAACTATTTTCTATGTCTTGCTGTTTTCTTTGCAATCTTTTTAGGTTGTTTACTAAATTGTTTACCTGCTTTGGTGTCAGCACGTTTCTTACGTGACGTAGCGGCATATTCCTTTTTACTTAAAGCCTGACGAGCCTTCTTAGGTAGATAGCGTTCACCTGTAGCTTTCTTACCCTGAGTGCTTGGTTTACCAGACTTAGTACCCCACTCTTCCTTAGTCCACTTCTTGAGGCTTTTCTGTGACTTCTTTAGTGGCATTACCTGTATCCTCCACCTTTAGCTTTGTACTCTTTGGCGAGCATTTGTGCTTTCCTAGCAGACCACTGTCCTGCCTTACCACCCTTAGAACCCGCCTTAATCTTATTAAACAAGTTCTTACGCATAGTAGGCTTGGTGTAGTTACCCGCCTTGTTTACTGTGGATTTCTTTTTAGCCGTAGGCATACTAGTAACCTTTTTTCTTAACTACTTTCTTACCAGTCTTCTTAGCGGCTTTCTTAGCGGCAGTCTTACCTGCTTTAGTGTATGGGTATTTCTTTTTTCCTACCATTGGCATAACAATTACCTCTCTACCATTTTGATTTATTTGCCCAATAAGCCGCAGACATTTTGCCTTTGGCTATGTTCTTGGCGTGTCTTGCTTTAAAAGATTTACGTCTTGCTTTCTCAGATGCAGTCTTAGGATTCTTACCTGCACCTGAAACTCCCTGTTGTCCATAGCGTATGGTCTTAATCTTGTCACCTTCCTTTGCCACAACTACGTGAGACTTGGTTGGGTGATTAGGTGTACGCTTTGGTTTGTTGTATCCAGAAACTCCTGCTCTAGCTAGTCTTGGGTCTTTTTTTGCGGGCATTAGGCTTCTCCTTGAGGGATTCCTTGAGGTCTTGGACCTTGACTTCCAATTCCGCCAGTCTCTTCAGAGTTTCTGAGAAGGCTTGGTTGACTTGCTCCATTGCTTCGTTGAATTGACGCTGTGTTATCATTTTGTTTGCCTTGTTCTTTAACAGCTACTTCACGTTCTTTTAGTAACTGCTCTGATATTTTAAGACGCTTCTGAAACTCTTTGTCATCAGCATCTCCTGCTTTAAGATTAGCCGTAACTGCTTTAATACGGTCAATCTCAAGTTCCTGTGGTACAGCCTGAGCCTCTGTAGTAAGTTTCTGCGCTCTAGCTTGTGATTCAATAGCCTGACCTTGTAGTGCCGCAGTCTGTGACTTCTGGAACTCAATCTGTGCTTGTTGAGCCGCCATAGCCATTTGCTGTGCTTCTGGGTTAGGCTGATTAGCTTGTTGTAGAGCCGCTACTAGTTCCTCACGGTTAGCCAAGTTCATGTTATCAACGATTGACATAATCAACTGTGAGTACATTGGGCTGTCTGGCTTCATAGTCTGTAGTAACTGTACAAGCTGTGTAACCTCATACTCACGGGCAATGATACCTAGACTGCTAGAAGTATGGAACTTGTAGTCCGCAACAGGATAACGCTCAGGGTTAAACTGCATATAACGATGTGCGGCTTTAGTTACAAATGGAATAAGGAATGATTCTTGGAAGTTAATTAGGGTACGCTTGTGACGCTTAATGATAGCACCGAGGCTCATAGAGATACCTGCGGCAGTAGCATCACCGTTGATGGAACCAGAGATACCCGCAGAGTCAATAGCACCTGTAGCTGTCTGTACCATCTTCTGTAGTTCATTAGCTTGTGCAAACGTAACCTGACTAACATTACCAAAGTTAAGAGGCTGTAAAACTTCTCTAGGTGAGCCATTGGTTAGGATAGTCTTACCTGCACGTACTTCTGGTCTAGCACCTCTAGGCATACGTGTAGCGTCCATAGCCATCATTGGGTGTATGGTCAACGCAAGAGCATCAATTCTGGCTCGTATTTCAGCGTCTAACGCCTTTTGTGAGTTGTACCCTTTCTCACATACCCCTCTGCCCCAGAAACGGCTAGGAACGACATCCCACGGGAATGTAACGACAGGTCTGTCACCCATCATGTATGGATTAGCTTCAGCCTTTAGTAGAGTACCGTCATTAGCAATAACAACGATAGCTTCTACGTAGTATGAATTATCCTCTTCATCAGCGACTAGTTCTTCTACTTCTTCTGATTCTTCTTCTTCTTCTGCTTGTGCCGCTTTTAATAAATGACGAGGTACTAATCCATAGTATTTAGTCAAGCGTACTTTATCATCTTCATACACTGCTAAATCTTTATCTGGCTCAATGTCAAAATCAGGAGCGGCTAGACCGACAACAACGTCACGGTAGACACCCTGCTCTTGTAACTGTTCCACTAGGTGCGTAGGTACAAACTCATCTACTGCACAGCCTAGTGCTTCCTCTACTGATGTAGCTAGTGGGTCGATAAGGAAGTTCTGTGGCATTACTGGTCGCAGTTTAACACAGGTCTTATCTACGATGTTTACACCCACTGCCGTTAAGTCTCCACCCATTACAGGTTGAGTAGCAGGTTGAAACTCTTTCTCTTCCTCTAGGACTACCTCAGCAATGCCTGTACCAAATACAGCCGCATTGATAAGGCACTCAGCTACGCTCTTACGTACTTTATTTTTTTTGAAGTCTTTGTATAGGGTTTCACGTAGAAGGGCTATATCACGCTTCTCGTTGTCCGCTACGTCATCCTCAATGTCAAACCACTTACCACGACCAAAGGTTGCTTCCTCTAGTTCCGCAACGGATGACTCAACTGCTTGTTGTAGAGCAGGAGATATAATCTTGGAGCGTTCGGACTGTCTAGTCTTGTCCTCTGCCGCCCACTGTCCACGCCAAAGGCGGTAGTACTCATCAAACTTCTCTGCGTAGTTGGATTCAAAGTGATTACGCCAACCTTGACATTTATCAACGACCCATCCTTCAAGGTCCTGTTCCAACGTAAACTCTTCTCTATCTTCTAGTAACATATTAGTACCCTGTGTATGCGTCTAAAAATTCAAATTCTTCCTCTACATAATCTGATGTGTAGGCTATGTTAGCCAGTTGGTCTATGTACGCCAACGAATCAATCAAGTCATCATGTACAAGCTGATTAGGGAATTGGAATAACTCATCTAGGAATGTAGCGTTCCATTCACCTTTGTTAAGTGTTATCTTACCGTGTTCAAACCTACCTTGTAAAGCCCAGACAATCCTGTCCGTTTTCTTTTTGTTACCGTGAGTAAGTTCATCTATACGGAAGAACCTATTGTTGGACTTCATTAAGTCTGAGATGTACGGAAGTACAGCGTTCTTTAACGCCCCTTTCTCAATCCCGACAGCCACTGGACGATAGTCTCGTACAGCTTCAAAGATTTTTCTCGCAGTGGCTTCCACACCCCATCTACCATAAATGATGTCAGCGACCCACCAACCTTCTTCATTCGCTTTAACAACCGAGATGGCAGTTTGGTCAAGGCGTTTAGTCTTTGTCGTAGCTTTAGCCACATCAGCAAATCCTGCCAAGTCGACTGCAATATAGTAGCTACCTGCTTGAGGTTCTTCCTCACTAAATTTAACGTACTCTTCTTTGAATAACTCACTACCCTGCGCCTCAAATGATGCCATAAACTCCTGTCGGAAACTAAATGCGGACATAGAGTTCTTAGCCGCTTCAATCTCTTCAGGGTCTAGCAGTGGATTATCGTAGCTTGTAAAGTGATAACCTGCAAACGTAGGGTCTTCACCGACACAAGCATACGTGTATAAATCATAAAAGTGATTACGTCCCATTGGCGTACCAATGAACAACGCATCACCCTTTTGGTCAGCCAGTGCAGGACGTAGGATTTGTTCCCAGACCTCTGGCTTCATATCAGCGTACTCATCCATAACTAGGAACTTAAGACTGACACCACGCATGGTTTCTGGTCTATCTGCACCTTTGAGTGCTATGGTTGCACCGTTGACTAACTTTATCTGTAAATTATTAACATGGCTAGAGGAGATTACGGGATGACCAATCTCTAACAAGACTTGCCACATAATGTCCCTAGCCTGACCCTGAGTAGGGGCTACATAAAACACATGACCCTTCTCAGTTTGTAAAGCCCTGATGATTAACATCCAAGCGGCTAACCTTGACTTGCCTGTACGTCTACCTGCGGCTATGACCTTGAATCTAGTCTCATCTTCAAATACAGTTTGTTGCCACGGAAGTAACGAAACATTAAGTTCCGTCATTTAATAAGTCCACATTACAAAAGGGGTTGTATCGTCAGGATTGCGGATGTCAACATGGACAAAACTACGAGCAACTCCAATTCCCGTGAAACCCAACTTGATAGCCTCCTCAACGATTTTGAAACGCTGTAGACCGTTGTTGACTTTAATATCCGCGGCAATGCCTTGTGCATGAGTTCCTGCTTTAGTTTTCTTGGCTTCAATAGGGTGTGTTGAATCTCTGTATCCTGACGTAATAATGAATGGGAAACCACAAGCCTCTCTCAGTTCATCTAATCTTTCAATGAACTCAGGCTTAATCTCGTTGTTACCTGTGTACTGACAAGCGAACTCTTGTCTAGTGAAGTACTTAGCCATCTATGATTTCTCCTTCATCAATAGCTTCTTCATTTGACACCACCGTGGTTTCCGTTCCACCAACTCCAGTAATGTTTATCTGTATTGCTGACTTCCCTGCGCCTTTGACAACATCCCTCTCAAAAGCCCCTACAGGGACAATCCTATCTACAATAAGTTTCCAAGCGGCTGACTGATGCTTATGGTCATCATTAAGTGCCGCATCAAATATTGACTCCAACACTTTCCTTGACTTAGGTGAGGTCAACATCCTACTTTTGTATTCGTTGATTATAGCCGCATCACCTTTGGGTCTGCCTCTGGATAAACCAGTCTGACCTCTTTTTCTTGACACCACATC